TCTCTACTCTTCATGAAAACAGCATTTTCTAAAAAAACTTCTTTGAATCCTTCTTTTTGTATATTGTTAAAATTTTCAAATTCTTTTTTTACATCATTAAGTCGTTTTTTTTCTGTTTCAAAATCAAATGGAATAAGATTATTTTCAGTTTCGCTTGCCGCCTGTTTTCTTCTCTCTAAATATTCATTAAATATTCCATTAATATAATCTTTTGATAATGCTGTATTTTCACCAAATGCCTTAATCCATTCATCTTGTTCAGCGATAACTCTTTCTAAACTAAAATTATCAAATATTCTCACATTTTCTCTCAATATATCACCATACATTCCTGATTTTGCCATTAAGTAATCATAATCAGACATTGTCCCAAAACTATTTCTTAATCCATTAATAGCTTCTGAAAATGTATCTATAATACCAATATAAAAATTACTTGCTTGTATTTCATCAACGAATGATACCCACGAAGTTTTAAGTCTTCCCTGTGCTGCGGCCAAAGTTTCTACTTTTGTTACGGATTCAATTCCATACGCTTCTTCTAATGCAACTGCAAATTTAGGTAATGCTTCTGCCGAAAGAACTTCTCCTGCTTTTAACATTTTATCTAATTCACGTAAAGAAACACCAATTGCATCTGCCATAATACCAAAAGCACCAGGTAATCTTTCACCTAACTGCCTACGTAATTCTTCTGTTGTTACTTTACCTTTTGAAATCATTTGTTCCAAAGCAAGGAAAACACCATTAACTTCATCTGTTCTAAGCCCTAATACAGCAGCAGCCTTAGCCGCTGAATCAAATATTTGTTGTGTCTCCTGTGCAGATATATTAGCTTGCATGGTAGCAGCCCTGAATTTAATGTATCTTTCAGTAAGAGTTAGTATATCCTGACCATAATTAATGGCCGTCTCTGAAAGAAATATATTTGTTTGTGCAAATTCACTTGAACTCTCAATAACTGTTTTCATTGAAAAATCCAATGAATCTAACTTAGTTGTTAGTTTTAAAAGAGTTGAAGTAAAAAATCGGACAATTTCAGTTATTCCAAGCATTGCAGCAGCATAAGCTAATGCTGATTTAGCAAGATTTTTAAACATTTGTGTTAACCCACTACCTGATTTTTTTTGTTTTTCGGCTGCTCTTGTCGCTTTTTGCTGTTCTCTTGTAAGTCTTTGCTGCTCTTTTGTTTGCTCTCTTAATTGCTGTTTCCCTTGTTTAATTATGGCATTAAAAGATTTTGTGTTTTGAATGTGTTTTGCAAGAATAGCATTTCCAGCTTTTCTTGCCGCCGCCGCTTCCTGTTGTGCTTTTCTTTCTGCCTTTTGACCTGTTATTGATTCTTTTGTTTCGGCATTTTTCTTTCTTAATGCTTCTTTTGTTCTAATTATTTCTTTTGCATATCCTGTTGTCGATTTTTCTAATTGAGCAGTTAATTTTCCTAATTGTTGATGCTGTTTGGCAAGTTCTTTTTCCTGAAATGTCATTTCTTCCAATCCTGAATCCTTAACGCTTTTTCTGGTTTCTTCAGCGGACTGCATTATCTTCTTGAACTCCAACACTATTTCCTGAAACACTTTTAGTGCTTCCGGTGTAATTATGTCATTCTTTTGAATTGTTCCGCTCATTGCTTTCTTTTATATCTTTAAGTATTCCAATCCATTCCTGCAATAGGATATCGCTTTTAACCTCGTACCCTTCTTTCCGCACCTTTGCCAACATCACAAAAAAATCAACCGGTTTTGCATCTTCTTTGGGCTTTTGCTTTAACTCATGGTTAGTAATTTTACCCTGAATTTTTTGGTGAATCTTTTTAATATCACCTTTTATTCCCATGTTAGCAAGGATATCAATCGCTTCTTCATCTCCTAATTTTACCAATTCAAATGCTGATAACATTATTAAAAGTTCAGCATCCCACTTTACGTCTTTGCGTAAATCCTTTAAAAAAATCTCAAAAGAACTTTCGTCAACTTCACGATAATACCTTTCAGTTATCTCCTGCCATCTCTTTTGAAGAATCTTCGGGCTTGCTTTCCCCAACAGGTTCATCGCCTTCAACCACTTTTCGTTTAGACTTTGAATCTCCTCCTGTGGATTTTGACTTTCCTTTAGATTTTTTTGTCTTTGAACTATCTCTGCTAACTCCTTTTGAATCCGATAAAACGTTTTTGCGCTTATGGTTTCGAAACTTAATAATTTCGACAATTCCGCGGCCTCTTTCCGTGAATCCTTCCGGTTCGAAGTCATAAAGCCTGCCAGCACCCCTTTCAGTCCACGAATAAATTTGAATATCTTCTTCATTTGCTATTGCTATATTAATTGCAAGTTTTTTTATCCGCCCTAAATCCTGTCTTATTGTATTATGACAATTGCATCCCATAACTTTTATTTTATAAATTCATTAAACAAACTCTTGTAATACTTTTTTTCTTCGTCTCCCATGCCTTCATATAATCGTCTTAATCGTCTTTTGTAGATTAAATGAATGATTATTCCGATTAAATTAAAACGCCCCCTGTGTTGATTTATAGCATCAATCCAGACTAAATGCTTTATGTGAAATTTAGTACCCAAGTTGTTTTCGTATTTTATTCTGAATCATAGGAAGGATATGTACTTTAAACTGAATCATTCGTTGTTCGTTTGGAACATAAATATTGCTCCCATAATTAGATTCAAGTTTTTCAGCCTTACCATCATTCGAGAATATTTCAATTGCTTTGTCTTTAATAACAGCATCCATCTGTTCATAAAAATCTCCCTCGTTATAAAGGTTCATATGCGGAAGTGTAGAAGATTTTATACGTCCTTTATTTAGTTTCATTTCAACATAACTTTTACTTTTTGGTGAATAAGTTTTAGTTTTACCTGTTCTTGTTTCCCCCTCAGTTAGTTGTTCTTTCACTAAATTTATAAGAACTTTTTCTTCTTTATTTATAACTCCTTTAACTACATTCCAAATATCGAGTTTCTGAAATCTGTCAAGTTGCTGTTCTATCTTATCCATTTTAAAAAGATTAGTGGGGCGTTAATTCCCCACTAATTTTTAGAACGTTATATCAACCGCGCCAGAAGAAATAATCAGAATATCATCTGATCTATCAGCCGGAGAACCGATATTTACTGTTGTTCCTGTTACAAATAATGTTGTTCCAGAAGCAACAAGAGTATATCTTCCCCTTACCGTTGTGCTTTCGGTAACACTGTCAATAACAGAAGTTGGAGAATTAGAAAGAACCCAGTCTCCAGGAACATCTAAAAGCCCTGAAATTTCCTTGCTATCTCCACCACAATTAGCGGCAATATCAACTACTACTTCAGAACCAGACGAAGAAACAATTGATAAATCAACCTCTGTTAATCCATCAACATCAGCAACATCCCAGCTCATTTCACGGCTATAATCATAATCATTAATATCCCGATAATCTGCCAAATCAACGGTAATAGCAATCATTTCAGGTGTTCCATCCCTCGAAGGCAATGTGGCCTTAGCAACATTCAGTTCACCAACTCTAATAGGAACTATATTAATTCCTGAATCAATTGTACGTCCCCTAATAACATCACCATAAATAAGGTAAATTCCCTCGTTAAAGCCCCTGAAATTTGCCAGTTGCTTTTTAGTACATTCATTGAGATCGAAAGAAGCAGTAAAACGATAATCGCCCTGCTCCATCAATTTTCTTGAACCATCAGCATATTCATAATATTGTGGTTCAGTTGAATTGTCCTCAAAGTTTTTCATATTGTGTAACGGAAACACATTTTGAGCCTTAACTTCTTCTATCCAACTTTCTTCAAGCAAGAAATTTTCGGCAGTTTCCGTATGTGAACTTCTCGCGAACATCAATCCGGTTGGTTTGCCGAATCTACTTTTTTTGTTGCAAAAGTTCTGTCCCGTGTAACCAGTTGAACTACATGTCATAACATCTATTATTTTTATAATTTAAATTAATACTAAAACTAAAGTTAAGATATGGCTGCATATTCCTGAATTGTATTCTTTCGGTATTAAAATCAGAAAATATGGTTTCCAATCCAGTGTTAATAGCAGTTACCTCATTAAATTCCTGAACAGAGGCTAATGCTATTAACATTGCCTTCTCGTCCTCTCTTTGTAAGGAACCATTATCAATTTTATCAAGATTGACTGAAAAAATAACATTGCAATCTACAGAAACAATACCATTAATTTCTCTTGTGTTGTTCAGGTAAAAAGCAACTTCACCATTGGTTTTGTCATTAAGAAATACCTCTTTATAATCTTTATCAGAAACAAACACATAGGGTGCATAAACACCATCGCTTGTCCTTTCCCGATAAACTTTATGATAAACGTCAATATCCCACGAATAGTTATCGTTAAGAAATGAATCTATCTTATTAATACAAGAGTTTATCTCTTTGTCAACCCCAACGGCATTATTTTTAAGGTATTTAGCCATTAAACTGAACTTCTTTTAACTGTTAAACGTTTTGGTGATTTTAAAAACCTATCAAATGACCTTTCAATGGATTTCTTTGCCTCTTTAATTTCAGTCATATACTTTTTAGCTACTGTGTTAGTAGATAAATCGGAAGCCTGAAAATCAAGATAATTTTTGTCAACTCCAATTTCTCTTTGTTCAAGATTTGTTCTTACATTTGAATTAAACCTCAACATCTGGATAAAATCCATTTCAGCTTGTGCCTGATATGCTTTCCCAAAATGCAGAATGTTGTTTGTAATGTAATTACTTGAATCAAGATAAGCAGATACATTAAAATTCAATCCGTTTCCGTATGAAGTTTCAGTGTATGTTGCTCCTTGTGGTGTACTACCCTGCCCAATTGCCGGGTAACAAACAAATCCATTATACTTTAACGGGTCATTAAACGCATTGTCTGAATAAACTTCCTGTGAAGGAAATACAAAGAAAAACCTGCCTTTACCTGAAATAGTGTAGCCAACATCTTCAAATTCCAACAGTCCGTTGTTAGGGTTTAAAGTAATTGTATCAGCCACAGCCCCCTGATTCACTACTGAAACAGTTATAGGTGTGGTTGTATTGGCCTGTAAAGCCATTTGGTTAATCTTAATCTTCACATAATCAGAACCCTTTGGTTCAAAAACCCATGCCGCATAATCATTTGGCAGTGTTATTAAACTCTCACCAACGTCATAAATAAATTGGTTTTCAATTAACTTCTTATGAAGCGACAATTGCGAAAGAAGATTATCCTCGACAGTCCATAACCATGACTTAATCCGTAAACTTTCTATATTCGTTTCAAGCCAATAATCAGTATCAGTAGGTAAATTATTAATGTTAGTCGCCGAAATTGACTGGTAAACCTTACTTTCATAACTTACTACATCTGACTTAACTTTACTATCAGAAAATTTAGAATAAATTGTTGCCTCATCCCATGCCGAAAATATTAAATCTTCATTTGGAAGTATTGACAACAGGTTATTAGCAGTAAGAATAGGAAGCACACCCCGATTCAGGTAAAGACCTGATTCGGGAGTGCCTCTCAACTCACTATCCAAAACTACTGAACTTGAAAAATCTTCTGCAAATGTCAGTGTCATAATTCAGTTATTAAGCCGGTGCGGTGAAGGTTATAGAACCTGCTCCTGCGCCAACTCCATTTACAAACCAACTTGTTCCATCACTTATCAGTTCTACATAATCACCGATTGTTTCGGCAGATGCTACAAAACTGATTGTATTTTCATTCGCAGCAGCTACAAATGCGCTATTCACAATTGCTCCGCCTTCAATTACATCTACATTAGCAACTACTGTCCAATCAGTCGTTGCAAAATCAGCCCCTACAATAAACTTATACTTAACTCCACTTGTGGGTGAAGGCAATGTTATTGCTGCTCCTGCTGCTGCTGCTAAAACAAATGTTTTATCAGAATCATCCACATTCAAAGTAATAGCGGTATCGATAGTTGTTACCCTATCTGCAAGAACAGGATCAACTAAATATTCATCAATAGGCACAACTTGCGTTTCACCGGTTGACTTTGCTTTCAAATAATCTTTCATAATAAATTCCTCCTATTTTATGTTGTTGCACCAACAAGTTTAACAATATCCTGTGGTCTTGTTGCAATGTCACTATTGTAACGATAAACCACGTAAAACCTGAACCAAAGTGCCATTTCTTCAAAATGGGTCATTTTAAGGTCAGTACGAGTACCCGGAGTTACTAACGCTGTTCCGTCGGTTGCTTCGGAATTCACATATACGTTTGCACGCATTTTCATGTAAGGAAGTTCAACATCTGAAATCGACCATTCTTTCCCTGCAATACGAGTTCCATTACGGAAATCATAAGGATAATTTTCATACAAACCTAAAGCACCGTCCCTTACGAAGAAACCGTTAAAGTTTGCAGAGGTAGCAATTTGGTCTGAAATATAACGCCTGTCATCCGGCATATACAACTGCTGCCATGAAATATTCTTACTGTTCTGAGTATCATATTTCATGCTCTCAGCATCATTTACTACCAATCCGGCAGGTGAAGTAACAATCCTATAAGCACCAGGCAATTGGTTGGCAATCATAAGCTGTCCCAAATTATAGAACATAGTGTCTTTTTGAGCTGATTTATCAATAGTCAACTCATCATTTACTGCGCTAAAGCTAAATGTTCCATCCCCCTGTGAAATTTGTGTATCATAATCAAGCACCTGTGTTTTTCGTGCTTCCATTACAGTTTCCACAATGTCATCGGTAGTAGCCGCACATGCTTTAAGCACGTTACGCATTACCTGGTCAAAATACCACTGTCCATCTACCTGATTTTCAGCGTGTGCAGCAGGATAAAACCTGAATCCGCTGAATACATCATAAGCAGTAAAGTAGTAAGAATCAGTCTCTCCCAAATTAACGGGAATATTAGCAAACCCCGGAGTGGTGTTTACTGTTACGGTCTGGTCTTTCAATACAGGAATTTTTGCATTTCTTGCATTGGAAGATGTAGCCAACACCTCCTGTACGCTCGGTGGAACGTAGTCAACGGCAGATGTTGAATCTTTCGCCAAATTTAGCATACCATAATTAGCTTCACGCTTCTCATTAGTTGCTTCTCTGGCTTGAAAGTCATTAAGTACTGTTGAATCTAAAAAAGCCATTTTTTATTAATTTTATAATCTATTTTGCAGTCTTTTGCGACAAAATCTTTTGGTTTAGTTCTGCAAACTCTTTAGCGTAACCTTTGCTTGTCGGTGATAACCCCTTAGAACCCAGATATTCTTTTATCAATGCTGTTCTTTCCTTTGATGTTGCTTCTTCCGGCACGTCAAATGGTACGCCTTCGATTTTGATACCTTTCGGCTTAGAACCAAAACCTTTCGATTGTGCGCCTTTTATTAAGGCATTTAACTCTTCGTCTTTTTTTACTAAATCGGCAAGTTTTGTTTGTTTATATTCGTTTTCTTTGTCAATCGCAATAGCCTCACCGTCAACTATCTTGATGTTATAATTTTCTTCTACATTTTTCTGAAACTGGCTCCATTTATAATCAGCCTCATACTTATTCACGTTTTCAGGGAAAGTGGGTTTAACCTTGCTATAAGCAACTTCACGTTTCATGTTTTCGTGTTCCTGTGAAATGCTTTCGTATTTCCCTTTGTAATCGTTTTCTTCCCATTCAGCAAATTGGGCTTCTTTTTCTTTTAGTTTGTCAAGTTGTCCTTTTACCTCATCGAGTTCAGCTACTAAAGTGTCGTTGTGTCCTGAATTTTTTAGTTTGTCATTAAGTTCTTTTTCCTTACGCTCTAAAGTAGATTTCTGTCCTTTAAAAAAGTTTTCACTTGCCAAAGAAAGATAATCAGCTAATTTCTGACCTTTCTCACGTTGGATTCCGGTTGTTTCCTCTACTTTCTTTGCTGCACCTTCTATGATGCGTTCAGCATTCTCGTTGGCCTTACCAGACCATTCTTTTTCCTTTTCGGCTAAAATAGTATCTGTATATTCAGATATTTTGCCTAACTGTTCTTCGTTTAATCCTGTCTCTTGGATTATTTCTTCTGGAAATTCCATAATTAATCTTTTAATTTGTTCATTAATTCCTCTTTCTTCCATCCACCAAACGGATTTTTTCCAAACTTCTCTTTATAAAGTTCAGTAAGTTCCGCTTTTGTTAAATCTTCAAATGTCGATTCCTCAATTTTTTCTTTTTCAAGTTCCTGTTTTGGTTGGCTAAATTTAGCTTCAAGTGCGGTTAACCTTTCAGACAACTCATCATTGCGTTGTTTTTCTTTTTCGTACTTGTCCTGAATAGTTTCTTCCGGTGTGTTTAACTTAATTAACACCTCTTTAAGTTTCTGTTCGTAAGGTGTTTTATCAACTTCGTTTTCACCGTCAACTGCTTTAACGATTCTTATTTTATCGTTAATATAACCCTGAAAAGGCAAATACTTTAAAAACTTGTTAAAGTTTGCGCCTTCCCGAAATTTCTGTTGAATTTTTTCAACCTTTGGCATTCCGTCAGTCCCATGACTGTAAACTCTCTGTGTTTCAACTACTACTGTAATCATGTCTCTACGATTTTAATTAAATCACTTAATAAATTATTTATTGTAGCCAGACGTTCTGGCCTTTCGTTTTCAAACATTTGATAGAACGCAACTATATCACCATATTTAGCCTCAAACTGGCTAATCCAATAGTTAAACCTTGTTTGGAGTTCAAATACCTCATCTGACACTTTCCCTGCGTTTAACGCTGTCTCAAATTCATCATCTGAAATATATGGTAAAAGGTCGTAAAGTATCTTTTGACGGTTTAACTTATTCTCATTGCCCCTGTATCGGTTTTCGTTTATCCTTATTAAGATATTCTTACGTTCAATAGGATTATTAGACTTTCCCAAATTAGCATAAAGCATTGATTCCGTATCTAAGAAAAAGTCCGAACCGTAAAATATGGATATTTCCCTTACCCTTTCACCGTATTTAAGTTTAAGCATGTCATAATCAGACAATTTACGGATATAATTGAATGAATCAGCAAAATAGATTAAGGTGTTCTGCAAAACAGATAAAGATTCTTCTACCTGTAATTCGTTTTTACTTCCCTCTTTCAGTCCATCAATTATGCCGCCTACGATTGTGTAGATTATGGAATGTTCAATTTCTTTTATCCTTTCCCTAAGGTAGTTCATGGCCTCAACAGGCAAATAGTGGAAATTAATAAGGTTTTTAACCGTTTCCATGTCAATAGAACCATCTTCTTTGTCTATTACAGGTACTTTGTATATAGAACCTGCCTGTAACATAGAATCACCACTTTGCGGGTTTGTGCTTTGTATTTCGGCACGTTGCGAACTCATCATATCATTAGATGGAGGTTCATCTTCGTTGCCGTCAATATCTTTTGAATCCTCTATTTCAATATCTAACTGTGTAACAATAGGAATAGCCCCATTGGGTTCAGTCATTTTTTGTAAGGTTTTTAGGAATGTGTATTCTTCCAATTCCTCACGGATATATGTAAAAATAGATTCCCTTACAGCCCAACCTTCACCTATTATCTTAGGACTTATAAAATGAACAGGACAATGACCTAAATTATGTTCTACAACATTATATTCATTAAATTCTTTGTCAAAGAACGAATATTTAGTATCGTCAATATAGATATATCCATCTTCGTCTATTCCTTCAACCTCTCCCTTAAATGCTATTGCCTTAATCTTCCCATCATAGGTTTTTTCTATTGACTTAACTTCGTCTATGTCTATGAAGTACCGATAAGGATTACCGTCAATCATATCAGAAACTACAAGCGAATTATGTTTAAACAACATCCTTCCAAATAATTCCTGTTCAAACTGCTTTATATCCAGAAGTTTATAGAAGTCAACATCTTCTGCACCGTCAACGATATACTTAAACTCGCTGTTTTCAGCATTAAACACCCTTCTTAGCTGCGGAGCAATTTTATTGTTTATAAGTTTTGAGGAAGGTAAAGGTTTTCTTAAAAATCTGAAAAATGAAAGGAAATTATCAGTTTTGAATACAGATTTAACGAAATTTAAGAAATAATCGTGTGTTTGATACTTTCTTTCAGCCCATGTGTTTAAATATTCAGAAGTCAAATAATTTTCCTGCATATCGGACATAGTAAAGTATGCAAGTTGCTTTTCTTGCATAGCAGCTTTATGCAGATACTTCTTATTATACTGATTTTCAATAAATTCTTTGCTCATTCATAGTATTTAAGCAAGGAAAGGTGTCTTTACCAACAACAAATGTATAAATTTTATTTATAAATAACAAAATATTATAAATATTATCTATTAACTTTTACTTTTAATTTTTTACCGGTATGCCTTTTTAGATGAAATATCATTTTCATTAAAAGCACATCAAAATAGTCTGGAGAACGCCCCAACTCTTGTTTCATCTGTGGTTTTTTGATTAATTTCTTCTTTTGGTCGTCCAAATCTGTGTTATCTCTTCTCAAACAAACGCTTAACTCTTGTTTTATGGCTTCTTCCTGTTTTTCGGTACAAATTACTTTGATTTCTCGTTTATTTATCATTTCTGCTAATTTCCACGCACATTCTGATTTAATATTATCAAATTCACGACTTTTTGTTGCTCTTTTATTGCCCCTAAATGGTTTTATGTTTTTAATATAACTTTCCAAATAGTTTCCAAGTCCGTCAGCATCACTTACAACCTTAGAATTGTAAACACCCTTCGACTGAATTAACTTTTTAAGGTCTTTTTCAATCATTTTACCTGTTGCTTTAGTTTTGTCGATAGTAAATTCAGCAACATTACCACGCCAAAGTACAGCTACAAACCTGTCCCTGCCGGACATAGCTAAATCAGCACTTATATATTTGTCGTGTGAAGGTTTTACTTTATCATTTGCAAACAAATCATTGATAGCATCATAATCAACTAACATATCTGGATTATCGTCATAATCAAAATTTCCATAGACTAAACGTTGAATCCTTGTTTTGTCGTTTTCTTTGATTACACCTTCAATCCATTTTTTAATTGCTGGGTGCGGATTATCTGCCGGTAATGCGGGGATGAATTTTCGATAGTCTGTTTCTATTCCGTCCCTATATGGAGAATAGAATCTTTTATAAACATGACCTTTATCAGGGTTAAATGTCTCTAATACCTTCGCAGTAATATCGTATTCTTCGTTTTTACACCATCCACACCTCGCGCTTAATGTACCAATGGCATCTACATGGGATTCATTACTCTCATCAACCGCAGCGCATGTTAATTCTAACCCACCAAACCTTGTATAAAGAGGATCAGAAGGCTGATAGGCCATATCTATAAGATGAATTTCACTTCCATTTGTAAATTTTATCAATTTTCCGTTTTCTGAATATTTAAAGTCAACATCTCTTTTTAATCGATAAAAAGAAAATATAGTAAAAAGTGTTCGTAATACTGTTATTTTTAAAACCGTTAATTCTTTACGCCCCAATCCATAAGCAACCCCGGGATAAGCCAAACACTCAAATGTTATCCAAAAACATTCTAAAAGAGACTTTCCGCTCCTACTACTACCACCATAACCAACTGATAATGTGATTTTATCCTTTAATAACCTTAATGCGTTAATCTGTTTTTGAGTTAAATAGTAGTTTTTTTTATCTTTGCTCTGACCTATTGGAATATCCTGATACATTCCTTTCTTATAAGCCTCAATATAAAACTCAGTGAGTATATCCA